CAGTTAACTGATAATTCATGTCATCTCGAACGCGTAGCGAGGCTTCTTTCTTCTCAGGTGTCTCTTTACCGATGATCTGAGTCTTCACAGGACCCAGCGCCGGGAAGGTCTCCATGATGGTTTCGGATTGAAACTTGACTAATGCTTCGGATAAAAGCGGGTGCACGATGCCACATGCTCCAGGCCAAGGCTCCGTTCTATCCTCAATTTTCATCCCTAATTGGTCCAGACCATCTACATATGTCTGCATCCAGTCCTTGCGGGAACTTAAGTCAGTATCCAGATCTCCCAGCAGATCACCTGCCAGTTCAGTCAACTCACCCTCGTCCATCTCTTCAGCAAGATTGACGTTAAAGTCTTCTGCCTCCACACCCTTTTCAATCTCTAGTATGGGTTCACCATCCACACCCACCCGCACGGCATCAGGGTTTTCAATCTCAATTTCTATTTCCGGCCCCTGCGATATCTCGTCGCCAATCAAGCCAAGGGGGGCTCTGTTTAGTGCTTTATCAATAGCCATAATTAGTCCTAGTAGTACGCCACTTGCTTGCGTCTAAAAAATGTTTCCTCATCAGGTTCGTCCGTCGGTAGACGCAGAAACCCACCATTTCTAAATCTCAAAAGGGCCTGAGATGTTGAGTCCACCAAGTCATCGTTTGCCCCTGACGGAAAGTCATTGCACTCCTCAATAACATCTTTTGCCCACCGCTTATTTGGTGCCCAGACAATCCCAGATGAAAATAAATCGGATACAGCATTAACTCTGGCAATCTTATCTTGTCCTTTACCGGGTGTGAACTCGGATACAGGTACGCCCATGCGTCGTAACTCTTGGTACAGAGCGGAACCGTTTGATTTCTTTTCCACGATAAATGCATCGGGTTCCCACTCCTTGTACTCCTCAAGGACCATGCTCTTAAGTTCGGGGAACTCCATTCGCTTCTTAATTGAATTGAGAAGGATGATGTTATAAACACGCGTCTCCTCGTTTTCAAACACTCCCCATGTGGTAAGGGCGTTGTAGTCAGCACGGTTATTGGCCTCCTGCGCTGCATCAAGACTCATAATCACAAACTCACACTGCGGTGGTGACTCTTTCTCCCAAATCTGCCACCACTCCCGCTTAATTAGAGCGCCTTCCTCGGCTGTGGGGTCCTGCATATATTGAGCCTGCCAGTACCGGGGGTCCATACCAACACGTTTAGACTCCAACTCCTCCACAGGCCAGAACTCAGGCCAGAGTGCCTTGCCAGAGGGCAGAATCGCCGGGAACTGCACCACCTCCCACTGATCTGCGGCCTCATTTTTGATCATGTGGTTCACTATCTGGGCTGTTAGGTCCAGTTTTGACCATCTTGTCATGACCACGATGATGGCTCCGCCCGGCATCAGACGCTGCAACGGTCCACTCTGAAACCACTCCCACGCTGGCATAAAGACCTCGGGCCTATTCTGTTTGGCCTCCTGCTCAGAGTGTGGATCATCAATAATAAAGAGGTCAGCACCTCGTCCAGCCAGCGCGCCGCCCACACCAATCGCAAAATACTCACCTTTAAAGTTAGTTCCCCACCGAGACGCACTTTTTGAGTCCTGCTGCAGTTCAATCTGGGGGAAAATATCCTTGTATTTGTCATCAGCCACAAGGTTTCGCACCCTACGGCCAAAGTCCACCGCCAAATCTGCGGTATGTGAGGCCATGATGACCTTCTTATGGGGGTACTTGCCCAAAAACCAAGCCGGAGCGAGGTATGAGATGAGTTCAGACTTACCGTGACGGGGGGCAATGTTCACAATCACCCGCTTTTTCTTGCCTGCGGCTATATCTTCAAAGATTTTTGCTAGTCTTTTGTGATGGGGGCCTACTTTATAGCCCAAATACACGTGATCAGCGAAGGCTAGGAGGTGATCTTGACCCACTTTACGGACGATTTGAGCCTCATATTGCTCAATTTCCTGAAAAGCCTCCAACTTTTCGTCGGAATTAAGCAGGTGTAGGTGGTCTTTTAGAAACTTAATCCGTTCCGGAGTCAGCATCCTTGACCTCTACGTCTATAAAATCCCGTTTTTTGCCCAGATTCATCAATTGTTCAAGTTTATTTAGTTTAGCAATTAAAGACTGCTCAACTTCCTCGGCAGATTTATGCTGGACAGTAATTTCTGTGTGTTTTTTAAACGCATCAACCCCATCAATCTCGCCTAGAGCCTTGATTGCCGGGACTGCAAATTTGGGATCTGGGTTAGTAGAGTGCTCCACTAACTTATTTACGACGTAGAGTTTGAGATCGGCGTAGTCTCGCACGATCATCTGGTCATATTGAGAGACCATTCCAGCCAAAAAAGCTACTGTTTCATTCCTGTAATTGGCAAATTCTACTTTTTTGCCATTCACCAACATATCTTTGGCGAGTTCCCGGGCAGTCTTCTTGTCCTGCTCATCCGGTTCTATGGGCTTACCCTGTAAATCTGACAGAAGTTTGATGGTCCTTGCGTAAACCTCCAACTCCTCTTCTTGGGTCATCGAAGGTAATGCCTCCGCCGCGCTCTTTGGTAGCGCGATGTCTCTTTCAACCTCAAGAATGTATGTAGACATGCGCGGGTTTTACCACAAAAAAAGCCCCCTGGATAGGGGGCCAAGAAGGAGACGGGGGTGCCTACACCCCCACAAGCATTTAACGGCATGGAACCAAAAAAGACAAGGGGGGTGTTTTCTAGGTGGTGAAAACCTTGACTATGGGAAAAAACGAAGGGGGGTGGGTACTAATTCATACTTGACTAAATTAGTAGGAAAACGTGGTGTGATTTGTGCGGATTAAGGGGTGTGGGGGGCGCGGGTCCCATCACAGCATACAGGGGGGATACCCTGGGGGTGGGGGGCGAAAACCTTGATTTATGCCATAGAAAAGTATATAAGATAGACATGGCGGTATTTTCCGCTGTTACTTGGAGAATCTTATGTCTAAGAGACCCAAGGGTAAGACCAAAGCATGGCGCAAGACAGGTGATCGTCGCGCGTCGGGTCGTATCCGATCAATGCGTCGTAGGTAGTTAAACGGGGGCTTCGGCCCCCATTTCTTAGGAGAGCATCATGAATCAAATCAAATTGACAATGTTGTGCACTAACAATGCTGGTGTAGTTAGTCCTGCAATTGCAGTCACATATGCGAACCAAGTTAGTACTGCACAAGTATTTGCAGAGTGCCACGCTAAACAGAGTGGCGCAGTCAAAGTAGAGTTTCCCACTAACTTCAAAGCAATACCCAAAAAGTGGCGAATTTGGTTTGTTAAACGCGGGGCTTTAGATGTGGTAATGCAGAAAAGTAATAAAGATCTAATTTGGCAAGTAGTTTAATCAACGGGGGCTTCGGCCCCCATTTCTTAGGAGAGCATCATGGATAATGTTGTTAGAGATTTACCTGGCATTCTTACGATCAAGATGTGGGTTGTAATAGCAAATCGCGATGAACCCGCTAATCTTGAAAAAGATCGTATGCGAAAGGTTACCCTTATGCGCCACCATAGCGTATATCGACATGAAGCATATGATGTTGCCTTGCGATTCTTAACGGATAACGCACTTATGGATGAGCGTAAACACCAGGTAGAAATCACTTGGCAATTAACAGAACCAATTTTTCCACATCACTTCAGATAAACCACGGGGGCTTCGGCCCCCATTTCTTAGGAGAGCATCATGTATAAATCACTTAATGTCTTTGATGTAAAGAACACCATCGAGTGCTGGGGAATCTGGTACACATTATGGCTTCATGGATTCAGCAGACACGCATTGTGGACAATCTTTGTTGCGACACGCATGATTCGGCGCGACAAAAAGCAGTTTGTCGCATATTAACCAAGGGGGCTTCGGCCCCCTTTTTTTGTGCCCTCACGTTTTGATACCAGTTATGTTTTTGTGCGCGCGGCTGTGTGCGCGAGGCTGTCCGCAAATACAGCGTTTCAGACGGGGGGTGAAAACCTATCTTTCCGCTTTGCCGTCATGTATAACATTCTCACGGACATAATTATGTCCGGCCCGAAACCCCGACGGGTTCATCGGGGGATTCATAGTGAGGCAATTATGTCTAATACAGACATCGCTTTTACTCAGGACCCCGTTAGCGTTTCCGACGGGGGTTATCAACAGGCCCGTGCTCACGGGACAGCGCGCAATATAGTCCGCGCGCTTATGCGTTTCATTCCGGGCCTAGGCTCGGTTGACGACGCGATCACCGATGAGGTTCGCGACGAATTGCGTAAGGGTTACGCTCTCAGATGGCATGAGGAAAACCCGACGCGCTATTTTGTTGCAGCCGACGGCAATTGGGTTGAGTGTAAGACCGAAGAGGAAATGATGAGCCATAAAAAGGCTGAAAAATTTACTCTCGATGTTCACTCAGCTTTTGCCTATACTCAGCAAGCTTTTGGGGCTTTGAAAAATGAGCAACCCAAAAAGCACGAGTTAATCAAGATCGTTCGAGACAAGTTTAATAAGTATGTCTCGAATCGCATCGGTGATCTGAACCGTGACGCCAAGCGGATCTATAAAGAGGACAACGGGATCAAGACCGAACGGTCCCCGACAGCCGCTTTTATAGATTGGCTCAACGCTCCCGAAAAAGGTGCGCTCTCCGTTATCCGACAGCGTTGCATTAACGCTAAGGCTAAGGGTGATGAAACGGCCGATGTCGCTAAACTCGACAAGGCTCTCGCGGCTTTCAAAGGTGCGATGAGTAAGTAACCCCCGAACCCCGATCTGCGCAAGCGGATCGGGGTTTTCTTTTGGCCCTTTGAAACCAGTTATTTTTCTGTGCGCGCGGGTGTGCGTGTGCGTGGTTGTTTAGTGTTTCACTGGGGGGTGAAATGCTTGATTAGTGCCTTAGAATAGTTTATAAGATATAGACCAACACAATCCCGTGTTGGCTAACTCGGAGGCATTTATGACTATCAAGTCATTCAAAGATGCCGCCTATCAGGCGGCGGTGGCCGTTGACTCCATCTCGGAGTCAGCATCCTATGTTGTATCGCAGTGTCCTGCTTTTTTGGAAGATCAGCCCAAAGAAGTCCTTGAGCAGTTAAACGAAGGATGGATGCTCCGCTATAACGAAAAGCATCCGGCCAAGTTATACATGGCCGTGGACAAGAATCTTGTCCAAGTGGATAAGCCATCCGGCAAACAAGCAACAAAAGAAATTGGTATTTATGCGGCTATGTCGTATTCTCAGCAACAATACGGCCAGCTAAAGAATACCGATCCACTGCTTCACAAAGTGATCGGCGAGTGGCGGGTTGCTTGGAAAAAGTATCGGCACAATCGCCTTGTGGATCTAGTCAGCAAGATCAGGGAATTGCAGTCGCCGGAAGGATCGCCCCGTAAGCCAGTCGATGCCTTCACCATGTGGGTAGAAAAGACAATGTTTCCCAACATGGTGAAACGCAATAAGACTTCCAAAGCTAGGGGAGATGATACGGCCATGCCGGATGATGTTCTAAAACGCAAGATCGCCGCCTTCCAAGCGGCCAAGTAAGACCTTCCCCTTCTGGACAGAAATGTTCAGGAGGGGATTGAAACCAGTTATTTTTCTGTGCGCGCGCGTTTAGCCGCGCGTGTCAAGTTAGGCGGCGCAGTATACCTTGCATGCCATAGAACGGCGGGATTTGATAGGGTTCCAAGCCAAGCACGCTATTTAGCGTTTCACGGTCCAGTGAAATGCTATTTTTTGAAAAAATTGGAACCGTGTAAGTACTTGATTTACAAGGCTTTTTCAATGTCTGGTTCCAAGGTTCCAAGGTTCCAGCGTTTTTTAACAGGGGGGAGCCTAGAGAATGCAGGGAGAAGAGTGGAACCACGCGATGCAAAATCAGTAAAGTCATGCACCCGAAAAACTTGCAAAAGGGAAATCGCTCTAAAATCACTGGAACCTTGGAACCAAGCCTATTTTCCCCACATTCTACTACTACTACTACTACTACTAATAATAATAATAATAATAAAATCAATAACTTAGCGTTTTCAATCCTACGCACACTCACGGTTCCACGGTTCCAACAGGGGGGTTTTTCAACCGGAACCACTGGAACCGCATTCACCCCGCCAGCCTCCCATAAAAAAGTCAGATAGTGTCCTTGACATAGAACATCTTTTGTGATATAATACGAACTGTGGCGCGAATCTATTTCAGTCACTCACCTAATTACCGTTTCACGGCTAGGTGACACGCTCTTTAACAATCCAATGCGCGGCAGACTCTTGCCGCCGTAGCCGTAGGCGTAGGGTTTCACCGTTGGGTGAAATGCTATTCAGTAGGCTCTGGCGCGTGACGAGGTAGGCAGTCTCAGCAACCGTGAAACCAAGCGCGGTCTGAATAAC